CGCGTCGCGCAGGTTCGCGTCGCTCAGGTTCGCGTAGCGCAGGTTCGCGTCGCGCAGGTTCGCGCCTAGCAGGTTCGCGCCGCGCAGGTTCGCGTAGCGCAGGTTCGCGTCGCGCAGGTTCGCGCCGCTCAGGTTCGCGCCGATTTTAATTGCAGACTTAACTGCTAAGCCAAGCTTAGCAGAAATAGGGGCATCCGCCGCACATTCGATTTCTACGCTGATTTGCACAGCGCCAGAAAATCGGTTCAGAATGTCATATTTCATAACGTTATCTCCTGTGCGGACTTGGTTACTGCGGCGGTTTGCGCCAATTTCAGCAGCCGACCGATCAAACGTCCAGCCGCCGCTTCAGCCATCAAAAGATCTTCCAGGTCCGCAAGTTCACGCAAGCGATATTTAACCGCTTCTCTCCGCATGGCTTCAAGCTTTTCGTGAAGATCGGCGGCGACTGCGGTTGCGGCGTGAAGTGTGGCGTGGTCGAGCATGGCTATTACTCCGCTTTAGCAATGGCGACGCGAGCCTGCGCAATTCGCTCGTTCAAAATGTTAACGTTCGTATTTCCGGCGGCCTCTCTCATGCTAATTTCAAATGCGAACATCCCAAGTACGTCATCGGTTAGCGCCTTTAGCGCCGCGAGCAAATCGGGAGCGGCGGAGATCAGCCGAGCATTGGCATCGCTAACATACCCGGTTAGCGCGAATCCGTGATCTTCATCACTTGATATGCCGTAAAATCCATCTCCGGCTAATATTTGAACATAACCCGGAGAACGACAATCATCGGGCAATTCCTTTGGTCCTTCTGGAAGATATGTCCATGGTCCAGGAGTATGCCGCGTCTTTTCCATGTCATATCCTCCGGTCAGTGGATTGAATTGGCGGTGCGAGCGCGCGCGGCGGCGATAGTGTCGCGAATGAGCCTTTCCGGAGCGTCATCGCGTGTCATAGCGAAATCTTGCCAGTCTTGCTCTGTGAGCATGTCGTCAAGTGAACCGATCACGCGGCCATTGAGCGTGATGAAATCCGCAAACCGCTCGCCATCTAACCACGAACAGCACTCGATATCCAAATCGTTGGCGTCACAGCCGAAATGATCGGCTACGTCATCGGCCATTGCGTACCATATATCTCCGTACCTATGCCCATGCACGGTGATGATAGACGCCTTTTCGGCTGGATGCGGGAAAAATGTGGAGTGATGGATCATTTCGTTTCCCCTATTCAACGACGCCAGTATCTAATGGGGAAACGAAGTCGTCAAGAGAAATCTTCGCCTCAGGCGGAAACTTTTTTCGCGCTAGGTCGCATTTTCCGATTGACGATGGTTTAGGCCGCAGATACGATCGGCGACATGAGCAATCATCCGATCAAAGCGTATCGCGACAAGCACGATCTGACGCTAGAGGCATTCGGCGGCCTGGTCGGCGTAAAAAAGGCCGCTGTCTGCAAGTGGGAAAATGGCTTGAGGCCTTCCGTTGAGACGGCGAAGAAAATACACGAACTTACGCGTGGCGAAGTGTCGCGCTCTATGCTTCGTCCAGATATATGGGATGATGGGAGCGTGACATGACAACTCCATCAGCACGAGAATTTGAATTGCTAATTCAAATTCGGGAATTGAAGGAAGAACTCATAACATTTCTTGCGGTATGGGCAGATCACTATGCACGTAATCATGGCCTAGATGGCTTCCATCCGAAACATTTCGATAGGCTAGAAAGCCTTGGAGTACGTATGGATAATTTCAAACGCGCCGATGTCAAAGACGATCACGAACCCGCGCCAACCCCTCCCGGCGCGGTCTAACGCCACGCTTGAGCTGTACTCCCTTCGGCTCGCGTGGCGTTAGTTTTTATTCAACCGAGAGTGTGCAATGCCACGACGTAGTTTCAACATCGCGATCTTCCTAGCGGATTTGTTCACGTTAGCTGGATGTTCTGTCTCCGGTATATCCGCCGCGTGGCAACTCCTATGGGTCCGCAAATGAGCACGATAGGTCTGATGGTCGCAGGATGGATGATCGGAAACGCACTGGCGTTCCTGATCGGCGTCATCGCGCTTCTCATGCTCAAATGCGTCGGCGACAGAGCCGATGAACATTCTTCTTACTGACTGATCTCGCGTTTCCCTCCTCCGGGTTCGCAAATCAGACACGATACGCCACGCAAGCACATCAAGGCGCTGAAACTCATGTTCATCGTCCATGTCGTAAATCCCGTCCTGGTGGGTATCGTGGTCGCGCTGATGGGCGGTCAGATGGGGGCAAGAGTTTTTCTCCGGTCATTTGTTTACGCGGAGGTTGTGCGGCGGCGCATAAAATAGCGCAACGCACAATGACGTGATCTATTTTCGAATGTGAATAAATAATGCAGCGTAAACTAGGAGAAACTGGCATGTCACTTCAGGAAATACCCAAGTCATCTAGGAATACACTACGAGGCGCGCAGATGGATAATAAGCGACAGTCTGAAACAGAGGCATGGTTTCGCAACCGCGTGGCGCGCAGTCAGCATTCCGTGTTCACGGAGATTGTGGATATAACACCGGAGATTGCCGCCATTTTCTTGCGAAAGAATGATGGGAACCGCTCGCTTAAGCCGGTTGGAATGGCAAGACTAATTGATGACATTGAAAATGAAAAATGGAGATTAAACGGTGAGAGTATCATTATTGCAAAAGACGGATCATTAAATGATGGGCAGAATAGGTGTAACGCTGTTATATCGGTAGGAAAACCAATTAAATCCGTTGTTACGTTTGGAGTTGAGCGCGATACTAGATATACGTGTGACCAAGGAATTGTTAAAACAACCGGCGATCTTGCCACGATGTTTGGCATTGAAAACGGCAGGGAATCAGCAACATTAGCAAGCTATATCTTTTCATATAAAAAAGTTGGAGCAATATTTCAGAGAGGTTCTGCCGCACAGGGTCGTCCGACCCGAACGCAGATATTTGAAATATTTGAGACGCATCCTGAGATTGAAAGCGCCGTGAAACGGACGGCAAGAAATTGCCCTGGTGGACGTACTGTAGGGGCGTTTTGCCGGTGGGCTATTGAATGCCGTGTCGGTAAATCGGGGCAATCATACGTAGACGCATTTTTCGACCAACTTGTGTCGGGAGCGAACCTGATGGAAGGTGATCCTATCCTAGTCGCGCGCAATAGTCTCTTGAAACGAGACACGCGGTATTACGCCAACGAACGTACTCAAATCATTCTGTTTGCGTGGAATGATTATCGCTCTGGCAGACTGCGCAAGGCTATCAAAGTTTCGCATGATCATCTTGCAAAACTCCCAGAAATTCGGAAATAACCATGAACGCGTCCGCCATCGCCAGAACCGGCACAATGCGCGCCGCTCGTCCAAAGCGGAAAACGACTGGTGGACGCGAGGCCGCGATCCAGGCGGCTATTGTGGCGTATTTAGATGCTGTAGCGCCTAGCGTGCTGGTCTGGGCGGTTCCTAACGCCGCTCGTCGAGACATTGGCGGACGGGCTGGCAATGCCGTTCCTGGCCTTCGGCGTGGCGTATATGATCTATCTCTTGTGTTTCCGGATGGCCGATTTGCGGCTATCGAGGTTAAGACAGATACCGGGATCGAGAGCGTGGATCAAATTGGCTTTGGGGCCGCGCTTCGGCGACGCGGGGTTCCATGTTGCCTAGCTCGATCCGTTGACGATGTGCGGGATTTTCTCGCGACCATTGGCGTTAAAACACGGGAAGTCATTTCGTGACAGATTCACCAGCTTGCAATCTCGACGGGGACAAATCGGCTACGTCGTTCGATAAGGGCTCGCCTGACGGGAGCGAGTGCAAGAAATCCCCGTCACCTATCGCGGATCGTCAGTCGGATGTGCTTGTAGTGGACACCCAAGCTAAATCTGATTGTGGACCACGTACAGACGGCTCCGTGGGACGAGAAGAGCCGTCACCTAAACAATACGTCAGAGGCGTTCCAATCTCAGACTACGTGATAAGGCGCGTCCTTGAGCTTGTACCGACGATGACGTATGACGCGGTTGCTGAGAAAGTCGGATGCTGCCGAACGACGGTTTCGCGTATCGCGCGAGGATTGCGGGATCACCAGAGTAACGAACCGGAAATACCCTCGGACAAGCTGTCCGAACTGGCGCTGAAACAACTGGCATTCGGCCCGATGACATCGAAGCAGATAGGCGAACGCATCGGGTATAACCCTATCCGCATCGGTCAGGCTTTATCTCATTTACGTGAGAAAGGCATTGTCGAAATAATTTCGGTGACAAGTGATCGGGTTTCACTATGGGGCATGGCACGGCCAAAGACATATGTTCCAGAGCCGGAATTTATAGCGCAACCTCCTACGCCCGTTTATCACAGAACGTTCAGCGCCTATCAATTCGGAGAACCGCTACCAGGCCGATCCGCGCTTGACATGCGGCGCGCGGAAGCGGAACTTGCAGCGAAGCAGTCGCCGTTTTCTCTGCGTACTCTGAGGTCATCCTAATGAGCGACCTTTCCGACTATCGAAGCTTTATCGAAGCAAAATCGCAAATGTCAGCGGGCGATGGGTTCGATCCGCTGTTCATGCCGCCGTGTTTGAAAGACTTTCAGGAAAACCTAGTCGATTGGTCCATTCGCACAGGACGTTCTGCCATGTTCGCTGACTGCGGCATGGGAAAGACGCTGATGCAGCTCGTATGGGCTGAGAATGTTGCACGTAAAACGAACAAGCCGGTTTTGATCCTAGCGCCTCTGTCCGTATCCATTCAAACGGTCGAGGAGGCGGAAAAGTTCCATATCGAATGCGTCAGGTCGATGGACGGAAAAGTTAATGCGCCGCACGCCTATGTCACCAATTACGAGAGATTGCATTACTTTGATTGGTCGGAATTTGGCGGCGTGGTGTGCGATGAAAGCTCGATCATCAAAAACTTCGACGGCGCGAAAAAAGGCCAGATAACGGACTTTATGAAAAAGGTTCGATATCGGCTTCTTTGCACGGCCACGGCTGCGCCAAACGATTATATCGAACTCGGAACTTCGGCGGAAGCCCTGGGGTATCTTGGTTATATGGACATGCTCTCGACGTTTTTCAAAAACGACGAAGATAGTTTGCATCCTGCATTCATCGGGTCAAAATGGCGGTTCAAGCGCCACGCGGAGCAAAAGTTCTGGCGGTGGATGGCGTCATGGGCTCGGGCTTGTCGTAAACCGTCCGATCTTGGCTTCGAGGATGGCGAGTTTGTCCTGCCGGAATTGAGAACGGTTGAACATACGATTCGATCCCCCAATGCAGATGGCTTCCTGTTCGATATGCCAGCGGTATCTCTTGCGGAACAGCGGGATGATACGCGATCTACGCTTCGCGCCCGATGCGAGCGCGCGGCGTCTCTCTTGTCAGACGGCAAGAGCGGGATTGCATGGTGTCATCTTAATGACGAGAGCAAGCTTATAGCTAAGCTAATATCTGGCGCGGTGGAAATCAGCGGGGCAGACGATGACGACCGCAAGGAGGAGGTTTTCAAAGCCTTTCGTCATGGACAAATCCAAACTCTCGTGACAAAGCCGAAGATCGCCGCCTTTGGTATGAATTGGCAGCATTGCGCCCATGTGACGTATTTTCCAGACCATTCGTATGAAAAGTTTTATCAGGCTGTGCGTAGATGCTGGCGTTTCGGTCAGAAAAAACCCGTAATTGTCGAGTCGATTGGTACGTCTAGCCAATCTGGCGTATTTGGCAATCTTCGGCGAAAATCAGAGGCATGTGACGTAATGTTTGCGCAGTTGGTTTCGCACATGCGCAATGCGTTGTCACTTAATCGAATGAATGAGATAGGCGACCGGGAGGAGATGCCGTCATGGCTGTGATAGATCAGGTCATCAAGGACAGATACGCAATCTATAATGGCGATTGCTGCCAAGTCATCCCGCAATTTCCAAATGAAAGCGTGGGTCTATCGGTTTATTCGCCGCCGTTTTGTGGTCTGTATAACTATTCAAGTTCCGACTTGGATATGTCCAACAATGGGACATATGAACAGTTTTATGAGCATTACAAGTTTCTTATCAAGGAAATCTATCGCGTCACTAAGCCGGGACGCATTACCGCTGTTCATGCAATGGACATTCCCAATGCAGGCCAGCGGGATGGCTACCATGATTTGCCCGGTCGCATTATTTCATTGCACGAAGAAGCAGGGTTTTACTTCTTTGGTCGCGTGACAATATGGAAAGAGCCGCTTCGTGTAGCGATTAGAACTAGGCTAAAGCATCTTACCCATAAGCAACTTGTAAAGGACAGCACGGAATGCACAATCGCCGCTGGCGATACGCTGTTGATATTTCGCAAGCGGGGGGAAAACAAAGATCCCGTGACGCACGTTACGGGGTTCGATACTTATTACGGCAACCGCCAAGTGCCGGAGGAACTGGCAAAGTTCAAGGGCACGACCGAACAGCGCGAAAATAAACTCTCCCATTGGATTTGGCGGCAATATGCCTCTTGCATTTGGGACGATATTCGTATTGATCGCGTTCTTCCCTATCGCGAGGCGAAAGACCCGGATGACGAAAAGCACGTCCATCCTCTGCAACTGGACGTGATAGACAGGTGCATCGAGCTGTGGTCAAACCCTGGGGACGTGGTGATGACGCCGTTCATGGGCGTGGGGAGCGAAGTCTATGGCGCTGTGCGTCATGGTCGTAAGGGGCTAGGCGTGGAACTGAAGCCGTCGTATTTTAAGCAGGCGGCTCGCAATATCGAGTCGGCGACTAAATCCGTGCAAAGCTCGGAAGATTTATTTCGCGCCTTGGATACCGATGACACGGATGGCGTCAGCATGGGCGATATTGGCGGGGATGAATAATGCCATTGCTGGAAATTGATCCATCGGAAACGGCAATACCGGATAATATCCCGCCCCGCGCCGGCGCTGGCCCAGCCGAGTGGGCAAGATGGCGCAAGGACGCGGGGATTATCAAACGCGAGATATGCGTATCAATTCCACAATCCGAAATCCGTGTAATCAAGCCGTTGCCAAGGCATAAGATCGTAACGAAAACAGAAATTCCTATTATTCGATTACCTAGGGTAAGACGCGCAGTTAAATTCGCTGCGGCCATGATTATCCTTCACGAAGTATCCTACGAATTTGGCGTTGATCGTGAGGATGTTGTAAGCGTTTCCAGAGAACAGAAATACGTCAGACCAAGGCAAGTTGGAATGTACCTTTGCCGGAAATTAATTAGGCTTTCGTATCCGCGCTGCGCAAATATATTCGGACGATGCGACCATACTACGGCAATACATGCGTTTCGCCGTGTTGAGACGATGATGGATGATGACACTGACTTTGCGGATCGCGTTCGATCCATCAAACGTCGTGTCGTTGTAGCTGTTGCGGCGACTTCGGTATAAATGCCAGTCTCGATTTCAAAACTCATGGAAGATATGTCTAATGCTGGCGCTCCATTGGAAGCCGTGCTGATCGCTGTTCGCGCCATTGAGGCGATGGATACCGAGATGAGAGAATGGCGATCTAGGCGCTCTGGTCAAAAGGCCAAGGAACGCGCTGGCGACAAACTGGCGACAGTCGCCAGCATAACGGGCGACAATACGGCGACAGTCGCCAATATGTCGCCAGACCCCTCTCTCCCTTTCCCTGAAAAAGAAAAGTCTCCCCCTACTACCCCCTCTAAAGAAAAACAAACCCAATCCCTCTCTCCCCGCGCCGAGGTCGGCGCTGCGAGCGATGAGACGGGGAAAAACGTTGTGAAATTGGCTAGACAGCCGAAAAACATTGAAAAATCCGAAGCGTTGTTGTTAATCGGAGAATGGTGGAACGGATTAGCCTCCCAATGCGGCCTAGGCCAAATCGACGCGATAATACCGGGGAGCGAACGTGAAAGCCATGCGTGGTGCCGAGCTAGGGAATTGGCGAAGGATTACGGGTCGCTTTCGGAAGGGCTTCGCATTTTGGACGCCAAAATACGCGGGAGCCCGTTTCTTTTAGGCCAAAAGGCTGACTTTCGGGCCAAGTTTAACTGGGTCGTTAACGTCACGAATTTCCAGAAAATAATGGAAGGCGATTACGATGAAAATTGCCAAGCGAAGCGCCAATAATAGCGATTATGCGCCAGACCCATCGAACGGAATAACAGCCGAAAACTATGCCGTAAGAAGTTCGGCGTTTATGAAGGGTAGAGGCGGAAACGGGTTTGTAATTCGCGCCATCGAGGGCATGGATGGCGCTTTGGCGACGAAGCAGCCTGCCACTGAAGCGCAATGGATTTCGTGGATGTATTATTTAGGTTGGCGCGGCATTCCGCATCGGTACGCAAAATGGCGCGGGATGACGACGGTTCCGGCTGAGTGGCCAGAAGAATTTGACGGTGACGCGCTGGCGTCTGATCGCTCCGCTCGATTACCTTCTTTGCCGCCGATGGTAAGCCCAGCTAAAAAGGCTGATATAGCACGCAAAAGTCGGGCGCTTGCGGCGTCTTTGGCTATCCATGACCACCGTAAAAAGCGTACGGATGTCGGCGCTATGAGCGCGGTCGAAGCCGAGCGCCATCTGGACGAATTGCAGGCTAAGTTTACGTCTGGGACATGTCCGTGTCCGCCGTTGGGTTCAGGACAGATAGCGTGACGCCGATCAGCGATGACGATATCCGCCGCATCGGCGAACTGGCGCGCGAGACTTTGCCTGACTGGTGGCGTCGTTTCGCTCGCGAGCGCGAGATGACGCTAACGGAAGCTGATATCGTAGACCTGTTGGCAATGGACGCTGTGATGTTTCCAAGAGCGGCGGAACAGGACGCGCTGCGTAATAACGAAACCTAACGGGGTACGTGACTTGTCCAAGATCGAGCTTGCGCCCATTTCCGAGGTTGAGTTTGACGGGCCGATTACCATTTGTCCGCCTGGTCGCAAGTCTCGCGATATCGCCGAGCGCGATAGGCCATCGAGTACCATCCCGCTATACACACAGACGGCTCTAGCGTGGCCACAGACGCCATCTATCGTACCGCCCGCGCGAGGCGACCGTAGATCGGCGCAAGAGCGTGTAGATGCCGCTCAAAGGGCCGACGCTATGCGTGTGGCGCTATCGCAGCCGCATCGCGATGGGAACGCCGACGCGATGCTGGAATGCGCCCTGGGAGCCTATTGCTACCGGGCATGGCCTAGGAACATTTCCGAACACGGTGATGATGTTAATAAGCCGTGGCGCTTCGATATGTTCCGCGCCGGTCAAACTTACGGGATCATCGTCCACCAGCATCGGGTATGGCTCGGGCTTGGCGCTGGCGGCAGGACAAGCCCAGAAGGCGCGCAAGTCACGCTTTCGGATGAGCAAATTAAGGCCCATTGCGATGACGCCAAGGCCAAGCGGGCTGAAGCCGATGGCGTGCTATGGCGCATTGGGTCTGGCGCTGTCTCGGCCATGATGCGAATTGCGGTGGATGAATTTCCTCCGCTGGCGCATCATGAGGATATTTTACGAGCCTGTCTGTATCATTTAGCGATCCAATTCGGAATTGTTAAAAAAGGGCGTTTTCAGCCTTGACGGCTATTTTCCCTCATGATAACGCTGTTTTTGTGCGACGTTATAATTGCGTCCTTTCCCCGGTGCGCTTAGACGGGCGCATATCGTCGCTTATGCGCACCGGCTTATTTAGCTTGTTTTCATAATTCGGGGCAATCGGATGCTTTTTGAGCGGTCGGTTCCGTCGCGGCTTGTTTCGACGGACGCTCTTTTGACATGTCCGCAATGTGCCGAGCCGGTCGGCGGATCATGGGATGGTACTACCGGAAAGCTCAGGCTTATCCGCTGCAATCCCTGCAATTCGACCTGGCGGCTCAATGGGCCGGAAGTCCCCGCCATGTTCGCCGAGATTGACGCAGCACTCGCATTCGATTGCCCATGACGCGTGAGGACATCATCCGCGCAATGCGGTCTGGCGCAAATACGGCTCCAGCCATCGCGCGGTTTCTAAATACAGATCAATACGCCGTGTCTAATTTGCTGTATAAAATGAAAGACATTGGCCGGGTTTATTTCGGCCCATTGAAGGAAGCGGACGGCAGGACAGGCCGTCCATCACGTACCTTCATTGTCAATGAGGAATGGGAATCCAAGCGCGGAACTCCGGATACCTTAGCCAAGGTTGCAGCGACCAAGGCGGCTAATCCAGATGGCGAACAACGCCGCCTAAATGGCCTCAGAGCGCACAATGCGACCAGGGCCAAGCGGTCGGCGATGGCAAAATCATGCGAGATACCAGCATGGGTATTGGGTTCGCATCGCGAGATTTACCGGGAGATTGCGAAATTCTTGCCCGAGCAAACCGCCGCAAAATGGGCACGATTGGCAAAGGCGGCGAAGTGATCGACCAGTTCGCCGTCATCTCGCGCGTTGCGGATCGCCTGGTGGTCGAAGGCCGCAAGGTCACGGAAATGACTGCGGACGAAATCGACGCTTACATTGACCAAGCGTTTCGGGAACTCGTAGCAGAAGGGCCTAAATTCCCAATTTTCGATCCGTGATTTGTGCCAAAGAAATCATGGATTTTGCGAGTTCCGTCAGATGGTTGCGCTGATCAATAGTAAGAATATATTAGGCTAACCCATACGTGTTTAGAAATCCGACATGAAGGCTAAGAAAGTTTTCGTCCAATGAGCGAAAAAAGAATATGTGCCAAATGTAAGCACTTTGGAACCGTTACCGTTGGAGGCAGTCCAAGCCCATGGTGGGCATTATTGTCCTACGTTACGATGGAATTTAACGTATGTAAGGTTTCCCTAAATCTTGTTACAGGCTATCCAATAGAATGCGAACGCGCGCGTTTTAAGGGCGGTGAATGCGGTCCTGAAGGGATTCTATGGGTTGCTAAAGAGCCGCATGCCTAATGCCCCGTCATTCCGATTACACAGAGGAACTCGCAGACGAAATCTGTGAACGCCTCGCCAACGGAGAAAGCCTAGTCCAAATATGCCGTGATGATTTCATGCCATCGCGACGAACGGTAACATATTGGATTGAGAACAATGCAGAATTTTGCGCAAAGTGTGCGCGCGCGCGAGAAAATCAGGCTGATTTCGCGCATGATGAGATGATGGTTATCGAGCGAGGCGTTCTTGCTGGGGAAATTCCGCCCGATGCGGCTCGGGTTGTCATTTCGTCGAAGCAGTGGAGAGCTGCGAAGCTCGCGCCTAAGAAGTATGGCGATAAGCTACAGACCGAAAGCACGTCCACTGTTAAGGTTGAGCACACAAGAAAGCTTGACATATCAACGCTATCGGATGAACAGCTCGATGCGTTGGAAGGCGCTTTGCGTGCGACTGTGGCGCAATTGGCGGGACCTGGGGTTATCGACCATGAGGATTGATCAATGACAAATGACGAACTGGCAAAGGCTATCGCTGCGGCGATTGTAGACGGATCGTTCGATGCGCTGAGCGGGGATCGTGCGAAGCTTGAGGCGGCGATTGTAGGCGTGTTAAACGCGAAGAAAGGGGCTTGACGTAAAGACTTAATGCGCGTAAAGTCCTAACCCATTAGGATAGGTTACGCGCTATGCCCAGAGTGTCGGATGACGTACTTAATCGCGGACGAGCACAAATGTTCGTCTGCCAAAAGTGCGGCGGAAAATCTCTCGTCAGAGGGCGAGACGCATACGGGGATGAAATCTTCATCGCCTGCCAAGGATGTCCAGAAACCTGGATCGCTGGAACGTATGTCATCTCCGATTGGGTTCGACCGCAAAGCGTATCAGAAGCAGTACATGCGCGAGTACATGCGCAAGCGCCGAGCGTCCAAGAAGGCGGCGATCGATGAGTGATATGGTCGAGCGCCTTGCGCGGGCTATCTTCGATGCCGCTTGGCATCCAGGCGCATATGATAGCGATGCGGCGTCTCCTGTCGAGCGTGAGGAGGCGATTGTTCAGGCCCGCGCCGCTATCGAGGCCATGCGAGATTGTGATGCGGTAAGTGCTAGAATGTTATTGGCTGGGAAAAAGGCGCTGTTTTCATGTACCGATGATCCTGAGTTCGATGACGCACGCGGTTGCTATCAGGCCATGATCGACGCCGCATTGCGGGAGGATAAGTGATGCTCGTTATCGCCATTCTCGCACAGATCACAAGCGCAGACATTCTCATCCGGAATGATCCGGTGCATTATCCTGTCCCGCAAGCATGGATGGAGCTAAAGCCCAACGCCAAGGGCGAGTACATGGTTTATGATAACGGTCGCTGGCGCTGGCATGATTTGAGGGAGCTTGGCGACCGGGATTGAGCCGACACGTTACACCTGACACTCTTAATGGAGAAGAGAAAATGTACCGATCATATCTCCTAATCGCTGCTATCCTATTTAGTGTGTCTGCCGTTTTAGCATTATCAGGACATAATGGCGTGGCTGGCGTCTTGGGCCTCATTGCTGCGGCTATCGGATATTTTGCCAGACAAATGAGGGAATTGGGCGATAGGGACTGAGGCTAATGGATAAATCCAAGCCATCCGAAGCCGATGCGTATCGCAGGCGTCAGTCTTGCGATGGTAAGAGACGCTACAAAAAACAGTCTGACGCATACAAACAGGTTGCCAATCGCGATTTAGTTATATACGATTGCCTATATTGCGGTTTCTGGCATTTAGCTAAGAAAGCGAATGGCGGTCATCACGAGCATCAACGTACGGTAATGCGAAAGCTTATTGCGCACAGTGTAAAAACGCCAGAGGAACGCGCCGAAGAAAAGGGCTACAGAACCATGTGGGTTCCTGTCAGTGGCGTAGTGTGGGATTTCCTTAGCAACGATGTGGACCCATTGTGATGCGCCACATTCGACCCGACAATCGCCCCGACTGGCGTGATCCGAATATGCCGGTGTATAATTCCGGCATGAAACAATATGTGCCTGGGGAATACGTCTCCGAATTATGCTCTTTGAGATATGAGGCAGACGGAAGCGTTCATCCCCGTAAGGAATCCTACTGGCGTAATGACCCGACGTATAACCTACGAAATCGGAAACGCTAAGGTTTCGATCTGCGTTGAAATGCCATTGGCGCGCGCGATAGGCTTATGGGTAAGTTTTAACCGATGCGGAGATATGCGATTTACATTGGCGTCGTTTAGCCTGTGGCGTGTTTTGGTTTCGATTTCTCTCCGGGTTCGGCATTCCTAATTGTCAGAGATTGACCTTCCGTTCTCGCTAAACGCCAAGTCGGTTCTGCGTGATCTGGAAATTCAACGCTGTGAACGGAGCCTAGTCTATTTCATTCGCCGCGCATGGCATGTGCTAGAACCATCGCAGCCATACGTCCACAACTGGCACATCGACATGATCGCCGAGCACTTGGAGGCGATCAGCGCGGGCGTCGAAGTCAACGGCAGACCGTATAACCGGCTACTGATTAACATCCCCCCAGGCGGGATGAAAAGCCTAATCCTGAACGTGTTTTTCCCCGCTTGGGAATGGGGTCCGCGCAACATGCCGCATTTGCGGTATCTGTGCGCGGCGCATAAGGTCGAGAACCTAGCCGCTCGCGACGCCTACAAAATGCGAATGCTGGTCACGTCGGCTTGGTATCAAAAGCGCTGGGGCGATCGGGTTCGCATCACGCGCGATCAGAGCGCTAAACTGAACTTCGCGAATGAAGCTACAGGGTTTCGCGTCGCCACGGCTATCGGCTCTCTTACGGGCATTCGTGCTGATCGCGTGTTTATCGACGATCCGCATTCGGTCGAGAGCGCGGCGTCGGACACGATGATGACTTCGGAGGTTACAAACTTTCGTGAAGCCATCCCGACGCGTCTGAACGACCCGAGCCGAAGCGCTATCGTCGTTATCATGCAGCGGTTACACGAAGCGGACATATCCGGCGTCATTCTGGATGAGGTGAACAAAAAGACGCCTGGGCTATGGGATCACATCATGATCCCGATGCGGTTCGATCCGCGCCGCGCTGGTCCGACGCTGCTAGGGACGGCTGATCCGCGCGAGGATGACGGGGAACTGTTCTTTCCCGATAGGTTTCCAGTTGACGTTGTAAACCGTGATGAGGCTTCGCTCGGCCCGTATGGCTCGGCGGCGCAATTCCAGCAGGAACCGGCCCCTCGCGGCGGCGGTATCATCAAGGATGAATGGTGGAAGCTTTGGCCGCATGAGAAATATCCGCCTTTGGATTTTGTCTGCGCTTCGCTCGATACCGCTTACACGACGAAAGAGGAAAACGACTATTCCGCAATGACGATATGGGGCGTGTTCAGCACGGTTCGTCATGCGGTTACGAGACCGTTTACCGGGCGCTATGATCCTACGGAACCGGAACCGCGTGAGTATGCCACCAGCGCGCCGACCGTCATCATGCTGTACGCTTGGCAGAAGCGGCTAGAGTTTCCTGATCTCGTCGAGACGGTATCGAAAGACTGCAAACGGTTCGCGGTCGATATGCTCCTGGTCGAGAGCAAGGCAGCGGGGATTAGCCTAGCGCAAGAGCTTCGACGGGCAGTCGGTCATGAGGCGTTCGGCGTGCAGCTTATTGACCCGAAGGGCGGCGATAAGGTTTCTAGGCTTTACAGCGTCCAGCACTTGTTCAGCGAGGGCATGATTTACGCTCCCGACAAGGAATGGGCGGAAATGGTCATAGCCCAAATTAGGAATTTTCCTAAAGGGAAGCATGACGATTTGTGTTTTGTGGCGGGAACTAAAATCGCTACGAAGCGCGGGTCTATTCCGATTGAAGATGTAACCACGGATGATTACGCACTTACGCCTATCGGATGGAAGCGTGTTGCCGCATCGGGCATAACCGGATGCAAGCCAGTGATCGAACGGCATGGGTTAACTGGGACAAGAAATCATCCCGTGTTCACGTTTGACTTGCAGTATCAACCGCTCGTCGCTATATCTAGCAAGTCAAAACTTGCGGGATTGGGCCTATGCGATTTGATGAAAACAGCGCGCCAGAGGAAATCGTTTTCCAAGGGGTTGTCTATCGACGAATGGGCGGAAAGCGCCGATATTACCTCAGCCAATCTCGCAGCAATGCGGGAAGGAGATGCGCAAAAGGGCTTCATGTCGCGATATGGGAATGTCACAACGGTAGAGATGTTCCGCCATTGCATGAAATACATCATCGAGACAATAACGTGTTTAATTTTGAGCCTGAGAATTTGGAGTGCTTACCGCGTAGCGTGCATCGCACAATGGCTAAGGTCAACATTGACCGGGAGTTTGTTCACGCCAATCTGGCGAAGGCTCGCGAATTGGCTTCGGCGTGGCACAGGTCAGACGAAGGACGAGAATGGCATCGGCGCGTTTCTGCGAAAAGTCTTGCTAAGGCCAGAGCTGTCCTCGCTCTCAAGCCGAGAGGTAATGATCGCCCCGTTATTGGGCATAAGCCTTGTACCTACTGCGGCAAGGACTTTGAGTTCAGAGATAAGCGGAGGATCTTTTGTTCCCCTCGGTGTCAGAACGCTGCGTCAAGATTTATCGCCAGTTTACAATCTGACGGTTGATGGCGCGCATTGCTATTACGCCAACGGTATCCTCGTGCATAACTGCGATACCGTTTCACAAGCTCTGCGGTTCTTGCGTGATAGCGGGATGCTAAGTCGCGCGCCGGAGCGCATTTCGGAAGTAGGCGAGAGTATGCGTCATATCAGCCGCTCGGCGACATTGCCGCTTTATCCGACAGCATAGGTTAAAACTTGCCTCTAGTTCCTGGACTTTCCCCTAACTTGCGCTCGCCGTTGGGTGGCGAAGCCATGCCCGATTTAGGTCCGGAGCAAGATATCATCATCGAGGAAACGGGGGGCGATACGTTAATACATGATGATAATGGAAATGTGATAAAGATCATTCATCCTAATGGCGATGCGACGATTAGCATTGATGGCAAGCCAATCGGCGAGGATGAGCCAAAGCGCCCAACGGGATGGTTCGATAACCTCGTTGACGATATCGACGATTTTGAGCTTGCGCGCATTTGCGAAGATTTGATGCGCGGCGTCGAGGATGACGTTCAAAGCCGACAGGATTGGGTAGAGGAACGCGCACGCGGAATTCGGCTTCTGGGGTTAAGCCTTGATGTCCAAGGCGGCGGTGGTCCGACCGATGGCGCGCCTATCGACGGAATGAGCCGAGTTCGCCATCCATTGCTGCAAGAGGCAGTTCTACGGTTTCAGGCCAATGCGCGGTCTGAACTATTGCCGACCGATGGGCCAGCTAAAATCCGCAATGACGGGAACAATGCGGATATAACCGAGGATACGCTGGCAAATGCGCTAGAGAAAGACTTCAATCACTATCTTACGGTAACGGCGACAGAGTATTACCCCGATACAGACCGCATGTTGCTTATGCTTGGATTTGGTGGCACGGCGTTTAAGAAAGTATATTTCTGCCCGCTTAGGAATAGACCTGTATCCGAGCATGTGGACGCGGAGGATTTGATCGTAAACAACGATGCGACCGATTTGCGTAATGCAAAGCGTGTTACGCATCGCGTCAGTATGAAGCCTTCGACCGTTAAGCGCCTGCAAATCCTTGGCGTCTACCGGGACATTGCGCTGACGACGCCGAAGCCAATGGAACGCGATGCGGCCAAGCAAGAAAAGATGGCGCAGCAGGGCGTCATTGATACGGCGAACAGGCCCGATGACAGGGATCGCGAAATTTACGAGTGTTATTGCGAACTGGACATTAAGGATTACGAGCACAAGTCCAAGGGAAAAGAGACGGGTTTAGAAATACCCTATCGCGTAACGATTGACGTCTCTTCGCGTGAGATATTGTCCATCGTTCGTAATTATGATGAGGATACAAAGGAATTACCGGAATCGCGGGTTACGTTCGTCAAGTACACGTTCGTCCCCGGATTTGGTTTCTATGACATTGGCCTATTGAATATCCTTGGCAATACTACGGCGGCGGCGACGGCAGGCTGGCGTGAACTGCTAGACCTTGGCATGTACGCCAATTTCCCAGGATTTCTAATTGCCGATACGGGAATGCGGCAGGACACAAACATCATGCGTGTTCCGCCCGGTGGCGGGGCAAAAGTCAAGACGAATGGTTTGCCTATTCAACAGGCGATCATGCCGGTTCCGTACAATATGCAGTCGGCTCCGTCCTTGATGGCGCTGATCGAAAATATGGTCGAGACAGGCCAGCGTGTCGGCGGCACGTCCGAAATGCCAACCGGAGAGGGCAGAGCAGATGCGCCAGTGGGAACTACGCTTGCTCTCATCGAGGCGGCCACGAAAATCCTCAACAGTGTTCACAAGCGAATGCACGCTTCGCAGGCTGAAGAATTACAGCTTCTCGCTGAATGCTTTAAAGATCACCCCGAATCGTTTTGGCAGAAAAATCGGTCACCTGCGTATTCGTGGGACGAAACCACTTTCCTTCAGGCTCTCGATGATTGCAATCTTGTCCCACAGGCCGATCCGAATACAGCTTCGCAAATTCAACGTCTTATGAAGCTTGGCGCGTTGAAACAGTTGCAGGCCGCGTCTCCTTCGCTGTATGATCCGATTGCGATTGACATCGCTTGCATCAAGGCGCTTGGATTTAGCAATCCGCAACAGTTCATGGCACCGCCAAGCGCAATGGGCAATCCGCCGCCCGAACTTACCAAGATGCAACAGGATGGCGCGGCGAAGCTTCAGGAAGCGCACGCTAAGACTACGATAGCCCAGGCTAAGGCTGCCGAAGTCAAAGCCAAGATGGAGATCGAACAGGCCAAGATACAGGTCGAAGCGTCCAAGGGCAACGGCAAGGATGGCTCAATGCCTATCGAGGCCGCCAAGGCTAAGGCTGCGTTAATATCCGCTCAGGCGCGGATGAAAGAGGCCGATGTTAAGCACGCGGACGCGGCGTTGAACGCGCATAATCTCGCGGCGGATCGTGCGTCGAAGGAGCATCTTGCCACGATGGATTTGGCTAAGGACGTGCTGTTGCATCACAGTGAGAAGGCGTCAGACCGAGAGCGCATGGCATTCGATGGCGCGCATAAGAGCGCGGATCGTGATGCAGAGATGGGAACCGAACAGGCACGCATTGACGCCATGAGCGAGGCCAAGGGCAAGGAAGATAAGCCATGACCTTCCTGTATCTTGTCGGATTAGGCGCGGGTCTCGCTCTTGCGGTTTATGGCGTGCTGTACGTTCTGTCTTTGTTTAACAATAGGTTCTGAGCCATGAAACGGATTGATCCCGGCCAGGACATTCGCCGCGCCGTGATGATCGCCAAGGGCATTAGCGCCAAGACGACTACTGCCAAGGCCGCAAAGGGTGGTCGTCTCAAGCGCATGGGCGGNGGATATAATCCCGCCGATATCTATGGGGTAAATACCGCGCCATCCGTCGCCACGGCTGCGCACGGTCGCACTCCCGCGCATACTACATCGGTTCCTACGCCTCCGTCTCGACCGGCCAATCTTGGATTGGACACAACGTCAGTCCCGACGCCGCCTTCGCGGCCTGCCAATCTTGGCCTAGACACAGCACCTTCGATTACCGCGCCTACCCCGGCTGTGACCGAAAGCCCGCTCGGCGTATCGTCCGATCCCTACGGCGTCGCGCCTCAATCGCCTACCAAGTCACTCGCCGATGCGATGTCTCAGCCATCCATGCCAGCGATGGCTCCGGATAATGCGCTTGGCGTTGTCGGGACTATCGGTCCGGTTGGCTTTGGGCCAAGCGATGCGGCAACTCCGGGATTTTCCGCCAATTCTCCAGCTCCCGCCGCGTTGGGAACGACAAACACGAACGCGTCTACCTATGGAACGACAGCGAAAAGCAATCCCTACGGCAATCTTGGCGATGTCACTCCGGGATTGAGTGCCGCGCAATCGGTTACGGCAGACCCATTCGGATCGCCTGCGTCGGCTCCGGTCGGCAACATCGGACAGGTCGGCTTTGGTCCGAGCGATGCGGCTACTCCCGGCTTGGCTACATCACATTATACCTCTGAAGCAGCGGCGGCGGACGCGGCGGCAGCGGAAGCCTCTATGAACGCCTCTCAGGCTCCGACTGTTAATGCCCTATCGCCACAATCTCCGACAACGGCGCATCTTTCGGTTTATGGCGACACTACCTCCGACGCCCCTACGGGAAAGATCACGACAAGCGTTCTAGGCACACCATCAACAGATACCGGGATTAACGCGCCAGCGGCGGTTATTTCAAGCAAGCCGGAATCCATGCCGGTATTCTCGACGCCGTTTTCAGCACTTGCTCCTACACCAGCGGTAACAGAAACGGCTATTGCGCCTCCTGCTCCTGCCGCTCCTGTTGCCCCTAGCGTTGCTCCCGCTGTAGCCAATACTCCGAGCAAACCCGCTCTTAGCCCGACTGATTCGATGGCTCCCGATACGAGCAATGCCGCTGTGACTTCGGCAATGTCGGCGGCT